AAAGGTCTTTAATCAAAAAATTGATTTCACAAGACACCAAAATAAGAAAGCACCTTGTATAACATTAACTGAAATGCAACAAATTAGTCAAACAAAAGAAGTTAAAATGGATAATAAAACAACACTTATTCGTGTATTCAACAGTTGTTTAAATATATTGAGAGATAATGAAGGTTTAACTGGTGAGAAAGCATTAAGAACTTTGTCTCATTTGTTAATATTAAAATTACTTGAACCTCATTTTGGAGGTGAAATAAAGATTGATGATTATGAATATGATTTCAGCCATATTGATGATAGTATGGTTGTCAATCATAGAAGCAAATTATTAGAAATTGTTCGTTTTAGTAATTTGGCAAATGAAAAGGAAGACAATATTCCAGCGAATATGAACTATTTATGGGACGATATTTTATCAGTTCATCCTACTACAAAAAACATATTCTTGAAGGGCAAAGGGTTTGATATTCAACACAAATCAAGCTATAAAAATTTAATTGATAAACTAAATACTCTCCCGGCAACTGATGCAGATGTTTTGGGTGATGCATATGAGGAAGTTATTAAAGATATTATGACAGGTAAAGTGTTGGGACAATTCTTTACTCAACCATTAGTCAAGAAAATGATGGTTAAATTAATCAATCCACAAATACATCCTGATGGAAAAATAGATACTTGTGGAGACCCTACTATGGGAACTGGGGGTTTCTTGATTACCTATTTGCAAGAAATATTGAAACAGGCAAAAGAAAAAGGAATAAAACCAGATTGGGATTTTATAAAAACAGAAGGAATATATGGAAAAGAATTAGAACCGGACACATATCAATTGGCAGTTTCAAATATGTTAATTTCATCAGGACATATGTTTGAACAATTTGATAGAGGCGATAGTATTCGTCAGCCTATAACAAGAAAGTTTGATAATATTCTTGCAAATCCACCATTTGGAATTAAGGGATTGAAATATGATGATTTTAAAAGTCCATTGAAGTCTGAATATGTTCCTATTAAGACTGATAATGCAGTTTCCTTGTTTATTCAAGCAATTATTTATATGTTAAAGATTAATGGTAAATGTGCTGTTGTATTACCTGACGGACAAGATTTATTTTCAAAAACAAATACCACATTAGTTGCGATTAGAGAATATCTTATGAAAACTTGTGATTTGAAAGAAATCATATATCTACCATCAGGTTTATTTACATACACAGCCATAAAAACCTGTGTGTTTTACTTTGTGAAAAAGAGAGAAGGAACAGATGTTTTAGAAACCAAAATTAATGTATCGAAATCACAAAAAGAAACCGGTAGAGATTACAAGTTTTCAAAAACACATCAAACAACCAAAGTCAAGTTTTATGATTACAATCCTTATGAAGATGTTAAAAATCTATTGGTTGAAGTTCCTATTGATAAGATTGCGAGTAATTCATATTCACTGAATTATGCTGAATATATGAAAGATGAAACCGAAGAAGAACATTATGAAGATGGTGTTGTTGTAAAAACACTTGGGGAAGTTTGTAGTATTGATTATGGAACACGAATTGTAAAAGGTAATAATACAGAAGGAGATTATCCGGTTTATGGAAGTGGAAGAGCGATGTTTTCAACTGAAACATTCAATCGTGAGGGTTTTAATATATTAATTGGTAGATTTGCATTATCATTAGAATGTGTTCGTTTTGTAAATGAAAAAATATTCTTAAATGATAGTGGATTATCTGTAAAACCCAAAACAGATATTTTATTACATAAATATGTTGGATATTACTTATTACATAATCAAAGTATTATATATAATTGTGCGAGAGGAACAGCACAGAAAAACTTGGAAATGGATATATTCAAATCAATAAAAATCCCAATCCCGTCACTTGATAAACAACAAGAAATCGTAAAATATTTAGATTTCATATACGAAAAAGCAAATAAAACGAGTAGTTCAAAAATTGAGGAATTGAAGCAACTGAACGAGTTTTGTTTGAGTAATCAACAAATATTTGGTGAGAATGTTGCGAAAACACTTGGAGAAGTTTGTAATTTCTTGAATGGAAAAAAAAGGAACGCAAGTGAAGCAATTGAAAATGGTAAATATAAATTTATTACTTGTAGTATTCAAGGATATTCATATTTGAATGAATATGATTTTGAAGAAAAAGCATTAATCATTAATTCTATTAATGGGTCTGGAAAATGTATGATATATTGTGCGGATAAGTATTCAACAACAAATAATAACTTCCATTTTAAGGTTACAAATAAAGAACAATATATAACGGAATATATTTATTACTATTTATATCACAATATAAATCTATTAGAAGATGGATTTATTGGTGCTAACCAAAAAAAAATATCAAAAGAATACATCAGTGGTGTTAAAATCCCAGTTCCTTCACTTGATAAACAAAAAGAAATTGTTGAGTATTGTGAATATAATGATACACTCATTAAACAATTAGAGAAAGAGATTGAAAATAATAAAAAACAAGCACAACAATTTATTACAGGTATTGTAAAAGCACAAATTCAGACAGAAGAAGAACATCATGATACAAGTTCTGAGCCGATTGATGAACTTCAAAATGAAATAGTATCTGTTGAAGAAGAAGTAGTTATTGAACCAAAACCAAAGACCGAAATTATAATCAAGAAAAAAGTCAAAAAACCTCTTGTTATTGTTGAAGAATATAATGAAGTATAATTATTAACATTCATTTATTAGCACATAATTTTTATAACTCCGTAAAATAAATATAATTAATTATAAACATTTTTTTATTCCAAATTTTTATATCATATAATGTTTATTTTGAGCAACCATATTCCCAAAGTCGACTCGAATGAAGAGGCGGTATATAATCGTTACAAGCAGGAGGGATCATAAGGAGGGATCATAAGGAGGGATCATAAGGAAGGATTAAAAGGAAGGATTAAAAGGAAGGATTAAAAGGAAACCTTGGTTTCCTTTAAGGAGTTTAAAGGTAAATCCTCGGTTACCTTATAAAATGGAAACCGCTTGTAATAAATGCAAAAAAGACTTTGATAAGGAAAAGGTTTTCGAATGCCTAATCTGTTGCAAAGAAGACGACACCACTCCTCTGATGTTTTGCAGAGGATGTACTGACACATGTTTCGCATGTGACGCCACAGGGTGCACCGATTGTGTGAAAACCGCTTGTTGCGATTGTGGCGTTGCGATGTGCAAAAAATGTAAAAACAACGAGACTCCGTGCGGCTGTTCTGGAAAATGTTTTTGGTGCAACCGAGCCCTTACTTGCGAGTCGGACGGATGGACTTGTTGGGTGTGTTCCAGGTGGGGGTGTTACGATTGCCGCTTAAGTTACAACGACTGCAAGGAGTGCAATCCATACATCGATTTGGAATGGGTAGAGGAGGAGGAGGAAGAAGAAGAAGCGGTGAATAATATTTTTTCCGAATAAAAGGATTTTTGATCGCGCGAAGAATTATGTAAACCTCTCAAATTTGTCATATTTATACCATTTACGCAGAAAAAAAAACATAACAATTTATTGTGGTCGTTGTGGTCGTGATAGAACCAGTCATTATGCTTCAACAATACAGTAGAGACAAATATTTTTATAAAAATGAAATAATCCTTACATATATTTTGCAAAGAATATAAAGTTTTTTTCAATATATTCTGTAATAAAATGGATACCGACACTATAATATCAGACATCACCGATAATAATTCAATTGATTCACAAAAACAAGATGAACTTCGAATAAAGACCGATCAAAATCTAAACAATCTCACTAACGACCAACGCAGAGACAAATGCAACGAGTTGGGAATCAAAAATGCAATCAAACTGAAGAAACCTGAGTTGGTACAAGCCCTATTGTCGGAGTTTATGAAACTGGTTGTCGATGTTAAAGACAAAAAAGTCAATGACCTGAAAGCGATTTGCAAACATTACAATGTAAAGTTTGGTGTTGGAACCAAGAAGGATGAACTGTATTGGCTAATTCTTAACCATTGTTCTGAAAACTTAATTTTTAAGTTGAATGAACCTGAATTAAAGATAGCAGAAGCCAAGGTCGTTGAAGCAAAGGTCGTTGAAGCCAAGGTCGTTGAAGCCAAGGTCGTTGAAGCCAAGATACCTGAACCTAAGGTTGCTGAACCAAAATTATCATTACTTGATCAGTTAGAAAAACAACGTCAAGAGATTGAGGTAAAAATGCAAGAGGAACTCAAAAAACAAGAAGAGGAAATCAAAAGACAAGAGGAGGAAGTTCGTCGTGAAAAGGAAGAAGCAGCACGACGCGAAAAGGAAGAAGCAAAGAAGAAGAAGCAATCCATTCCGAAGAATGTCCGCGTCATCGTGTGGAATCACTACATTGGCGAAAATATTATACAACATCGCTGCCTCTGTTGCAAGAAAGTACTGATCTCAAACACCAATTATGAGGTTGGTCATGTACTGAGTGAGAAGAACGGCGGGACCCACGAAATAAACAATTTGCGACCGATTTGTTTCGCGTGCAATCATTCAATGGGCACCGAGAATATGATTGATTTTGTTGTCAAGTATGGGTTATACATTGGGTAAACCATTCAAAAAAAAATTATTGAAAATTATATAATGATCAATAATCTTCCATTAGACATTCTAAAAGAAATAAAAACATTTCTTATTCCTCCATCAAACCGTATAATATTTACCCAGATGTCGGCAAATAGTTATGTTTCCAGTTATAGTTCAAGATATGAGAAGGCATTCATCGGCAATAAAATGGTGAGAAACGATAAGGGAATGTTCTTGTCAAGAATCAGTAAAAAAAATAACAAACATCGATATTACGTAACAACCGAAATAATAGACACAATCGAGGTTGAATATAACGATAGCGTGATCGAGATGAACTATTATGAATATAAGTCGAAATATGTTGGGAAAAATATAGATGACGCATTATTACACCTGATTTTATTGGTGTAAACCGATGAAGATTTACACCATTGAAGAATTAAAATGGGACATTTTAATTCTCCAAGGGAGCGGTATCGGTAACGATTTGAAATGACACCCCGACGGGGTGTCCCATTTTAAATCTTCACCGGTATAAATCGGCACGCTTTACGTGCCTGTTAATTCATATATCGGCAACGTTTCCTTTGATTGTTCAAAGGTGTAATAACATTTTTGTCTCTCAACGGAGTTAAAGATTTTATCTGAACAATATATAAAGAGGATGCCACGCATTAAGCTCTCTGAACAATACCACGAAGAGCGCGAAGAATTATGTAAAAAGTTGATTGAAATTACCGGAACCGAGTTCTTGCTCAGCGAACTCGACGAGAACCTTGAAAAACAGGCGGCCATTTTGGCGCTCAAGGACGAGATTCAAAAATGTTTTGCTTGCTCTGTAATCGCTGCTTTCAAAACGAATTTCGACTGCAAACGACCCTACTTGGGTATTGTTCGAGGAATTCTTCGAAAACAAGGATATACATTCGAAGTTTGTGATCTATCTTTAAAATTAGAAAATGGATTTTATTTAAAAACCATGAAATACAAAATATTTAGGAATAATTAATAAATTAACCTCTCGTAAATTATTTAATTTTATTATCTTTAGGTAAAATATAGAAACTACCATGTCCCAAACCCGCGTCCCTACTACTAATTTCTGCGACTATTACAATATCGAATGGTTCCCTATCAACGTTAGCATTAATGGTACCGAAAAAGTACTCAATGAAATCATGCACGACCTATATAAAAGCATCAAATGTGACGAATGTAAATCATATAAAAGTCACTGCAAATGTGCAAAGCCAAATTTCTATAAAACGTACAAACCCGACATCCACAATTTTACAGACAGACTAAAAGAACGGCAAGCATTATTCATAAAAGCACCCGAACTTTTTACCCACTTAACCATTAGCACCAAAAATATATTTCATATTGATATCGACAATGAAGACTATGAGGATGCATTTGATAATATAGCATATAGTAGTCCTTGGTTCCCATCCATGACAAAGTCTTATGGCAAACATATTCTATGCAAATTCGATGGATTTGTTCCTTCTTCGTCTCGTATGCAGTTCCTTAATTGGGGCAAACCAAACGAAGTTGAGTTGCTTTGTGGTATTGGGTCTTATGCGCCTTTCTTTATTGAAAACGCCGATCAACCATTTTATGACTTGAAAGTGAACTTTTTTAAAGTAAAACTTGATATACCAACAGTTTCCAAACCAAAACCACAAATGAGTAAGGCGTTGGTTAAAACTGTTGGTCAGTTTGATAAAATCATGCAGCTTAGTGAAATCATTGATGATAAATTCATCTGTTCAAAGGGTTGCTACGATGATTGGCGAAACATTTTGTGGGGATTGCGGTCCGAAAGCGGCGAGTACAAAGACTTGGCCAAAACGATGTCAAATCGCCCTGGTGCCAATTATGATGAAGCCGTTTTTGACGCCACGTGGGATTCTTACAAAGACGGTAAAATAAGCATCGGGACGTTCTATCATTATGCGAAGAAATCAGACCTTGAGAAATATAATGAAATTATGAATAGTGGTTCCGATACACGCCACTGTTCGAATGATCTTGAAGCCGCTTGTTTTGTTTACGATGATTTGAAGGATTATTTGAAGTCGGTCGATAAACGTATTTTCTATTATAAAGACAATATTTGGATCTCTGACGAAAACCATGTACGCGATGAAGTGTCGCATTATATAATGAACAGCAACATCCATACTATGAAAAATGATAAGACCGGTGTATACTTCCCTTATGTTCAAAATATTTCGAAAATGCGCAATGTCCTTGATACATTGATACTGAAAGTGAATGTAGAGAACGACGATTCGAAGTTGTATGATAAATTTCATAAAAGCACCCGGGGTAAAATCTGCTTTAACGATGGCGTTTTGGATTTCAAATTAAGGACTTTTTCTTTGTGGAGTGACGTTAGACCCGAGGATGTTTGTTCAACTATGAAAATTGATAAAAATTTCAAGGACTATTTTGAGAACCCTGATCGCGCCGTTATTAACGAAATCAAGGAATGCGTTTTAAAACCACTGTTTGGTGATAAAATGGACTTGGCGCTGCACTTCTTGAGTCGTGCACTCGCGGGTCACCACGAAGACAAACGGTGGGCAACATATTTGGGCAATCGAAACTGCGGAAAAGGCCTTCTTTACGAAATTTTACAAGCGGCATTTCAAGGGTATGTTTCTACGTTTGAATTGGGTAATATCATATACAGTCATAAATCGGCAGGTATGGATAATTTGGATTGTTCCAAGAAGTTATATTGGTTAATGGACTTGGAGTTTGTTCGTTTGGCGGTTTCTCAGGAAGTACCTGAAAGTAAGGCGGGATTGTATGTCAACTCCAAAATTATGAAGAAGATCACCGGTGGAGGTGATGAAATCGTCGCTAGGCGGAATTATGACCGCCGCGATACACATTTCCGCATCGATACGTCTTTTATGATAATGGGTAATTACTCGCTGTTGATGGATAGTGAGGACTGCGATGAGAATCGAGTGGAATTTGAAAGTGTTGTTCAATTTAAAAGCAAGGCGGAGATTGATAAGCTTGGCGAAAGCTGCGATTCAGATGAAATGGAAAGATACAAACTTGCTGATCCGATTATCAAGGATAAATGCCGAACTGACGAATGGAGCAATGCAATGATTTATTTGATATTTGAGAGTTATCAAGACAAACCAATCGATATTATTAAGGAGATTGACGATGAGCAGGTTGGTATGGTTGCTACTTTGAAAACGCTGTTTGAGTTTACTAAGGATGACACTCCTATACTTGCATCTGAGGTTTCCTCGTTAATGAAGGGCTTTGATAAAAAGAAATTGGAAATCGAGTTGTCAAGTCGGAACATTTTTAAAAAGAAACACATTAAACGTGATGATCTAAGAATGAAATGGTGCTACTATGGGTTAAGAAAATTATCAACTAAGAAGGCGGATGATAATGATTTATTTTAAGTTAATTTTTTAAGCTGTTTAATAACTGGTTCCAATGGTTCCAAGAATTCTTTGAAAAGTCAAACATTTTATATTTTATAAAACTTATTATTAATTTATTTTAAAAAAATGTTTCATTTTTCAAAGAATTATTGGAACCATTGGAACCATGTTTTGCGAATTGGCGCGATTTCATTCGAATATCAGTGGAATATTTGCCAAGTACAAGGCGGCAATCAACAAGTATTGTGCCTACTCGAACATGGAGTCGATCAAGTTTTTGATGACATATAACAGCAAGAGGGCGTTGATATTTTGGGATTACGATCAACAAACCATTGACCGCCGAACTTTCAAGAATAAGTCTGAAATGATTGCCTCCATGACTTACTTTCGAGAGTGTTACGACGCTTTGAACAAGGAGGTTAACATTGAGGTGCTTAAAAACGAGGTGCCGCCAGTTGACGGAGCGATGATTGCTAATTCCTTGGCGCCAGTAGAAAACAAGTTTATTACATAAGTGCCGCCTGACTTTTGTCCAAATGGGTGTTTTTCGACAAATTCTTAATCATCTTCTTCGCATTGTCTTCGAAATCCCTATCTGAACTGCCACCGATGACCTGTTTCATGAGTAGCACATACTCTTGTTTCTTTTCGTCGTTGGACATGTAGTCGGGGTTTGCGTCTTTCCACAACTGCAATTTGTTGAAACTCTTGTCGGATATTTTCTCCAGAACTTGCTTCGAGATTTTTTTCGTCTCGTCGTTCACCCACTTGTCGTCATTCTTCACATACAAAGTCTCGCGCTTTATGTCCGTGCAATGCATCGGACGCATTTTCAAGTCCAAGTTCTTGTAAGCCTTGTCGAATATTTGCGAAACGGCCTCCACATGGCCTAGTTTATTGTAGAGCAAAACGTCTTCCAATTCTATTTGAATACTTTTTGCAAAATCGAAGATGTTGACTGCGTCTTTGCAGTACTCGTTCAAAAACACATTGAGGTTGAAGTTGTTATTCGTGGTGCTATTATTCAAGATGATTGTGGGTGAGTTTTTCGCGATGGTCATACACAAGTTGGCGATTTGCTTGATTTGTTCAGAGTCATTTTCCTTCGAATTTTTAAAGGCATTGATGAACTCGATCATTGTCTCATTGTGTTGCATTAGTTTCGAATTCTGGCTTTCCACAATATTCAGTATTTTGTCTTTCTCTTCGAGTCTTTCCTCAAGGGTTTTGTTCTTTTCTTCCAAACACTTGTCGGCTTCTTCGGAATTGTAATAATCAGAAGAGGAATAGATGTTTTTGTAGTATTTGTCATTCTTCTTTTTGATTTCTACCAAGGCCCTTTCATTGAATATCTTGTCGACCGCGCTCAAACATTTGGGATTGGTGAATCCCAAAAATCCGCTAATATTGGCGTCGATTTTCCCCGCATAGATGTAGTCGCATCTCCCTTCTCTTTTCAAGTTGCAAATGTTAATCCAGTCGCCTTTTTTGTAATTTTTGATTTCGAAAATAAAGAACCGGCCTCTCGTCATAGTTTTATACACTTCCTAAATAAAAAAAAGTGCACAGAAAAAGTGTGCACTTTTTATTTTTATTTTTGTCGATTTTTGAATCAATTTGTCCCTACAATCTTATAGGGATTTTTCACATCGATTTTGGTCGATTTCTGAGAAAAAGTGCACACTTTTTTTTGTGCACTTTTTATTTTTTTTTCGGCCGATTTTTCAATCAATTTGTACCTACATTTTTATAGGGACTTTTTCAACTCCATTTTGGCCAATTTTCGCGAAAAAGTGCACACTTTTTTATAAATGTCCAAAAACGCTTCACCCCCACTTTTCAAACCAGGGGGCAAACTTTTTTGATTTTTTAAAAATGTTTTTTTTCACTTTTTTTCAGCGAAAAAAACGTTACTGGTTTTGCAGCGAAAACATTTTATAACAAAAAGTGGGGAATTTATTTGACTTTTTACAAGATAATTTTGTAAAAATCGATTTTGGACATTTATAAATGTCCAAAATGGAAATCTCACGGGGTCTCCCAAGATCAGATATTTTATATAAATTTTTATATGTAGAGAATGAAATCCTCAAGACTTGGTCCCTACATTTTTGTTGATAGTGGTTTCAAAATGCGGTTCCCCTACATGGTTGCTTAGTGTGCTCTTCTGTGCATTTTTCGCCCTCTTTTTGCCGAGTTCTTTCCAACTTTTTGTCTACATTTTTGTAGACAAAAATGCGGTCCATATTTGCCAAAATGCCGAACAAAAGAGCACACTTTTGTTTTGTCATAAAAAAAAGAAAGATTCAATAAAAATGACTATAAACACATTTGACGACAAAAGTCTTATTTTAAGATTTACCGATGCTACAATTCCAATGAAGAGGCCGTTTACAATCGTTATAAACAGGTTTCGTTCGGGTCTCATTTTGATAGAAGCGGTACGAGGCTTAACGAAGATCCCGGAAAACTCTTGTTTATTGCTGATTGAGAAAAGGTGTAAAAGATGGACAAACTTTTTAAATTTTTTTTCTATTACTTAAATAAAAACTCATAAAACTCACCACACTCACCAACACCCTGTTGAAATATTATAAGGGCCACTTTCATTTACATATCGTAAAACAACTGAACAGTTTCAATTGTTTTGTTGGTCGTATTTTCAGGATTCACCCAATAAGCAATATTTTCTTCCAAAACAGTGAGCCGCCGATTCCATTCTTTTCTTTGGGACTTTTTGACATCGCAAATTCCGTTTTTGTTAATGCCCCAGCACGAATCAATGGTATAACCATCTTTTTCATAGTCATCCGGATTAAAACGAATAAAAACGATGGGTCTGTGTGCCAAATCTTGTGACAACTCCATTATGCGTTTATTTTGACAACTGCAATCATAATCGATGTGCTGATTTTCGTCAATCTCTACAATCACGATTTGGTATAAAAGATCAACCAGCAAATCGGGTCGGCGTCTCGAGCATCCGTCAGATATTTTTTTATCAGCGATCCAGTTTAAATCTGGAAATTTTGTTTTTACATATTCGACGACTGCGTATTCTTTCGTTTTATAATTTCGAGTCACTGGTTTGTCTGGAAATAAATTTACGTAACAAAATTGGCAATATCCGTCGTATTTTTCGGTGACATATGTTGAACACCATTCGCTTTTGCACGTTTTACTAATGACATTAATCATTCCTTCTTTTTTGTGGATTGAGCAATATAATCCTTTGGTCTCGCCTCCCTTATTAAAGTGTGGTTGTTTGTCGCACTCTAAACATGTTTTACTTTTTACATTAACCATACCTTCCTTTTTATGTGCAACACAATATAACGCACGTTTTTCACCAACTTTGTTAAAAAATGGTATTGTTGAACATTCGAGACATGTTTTATCTTTAACATTAATCATACCTTCTTTTTTGTGACTTGTACAATATAATGCTTTTGTTTCACCAACTTTGTTAAAACATGGCTGTTTACTACATTCTAAACAAGTTCTACATATAACATTTATCATTCCCTCTTTTTTATGTTCAGTACAGTATATTGGAATTGTTTGTCCTTCAATATTAAAACACGGTTGAGTTTTACACTCAATACATGTTTTAGTTTTTACATCGACCATGCCATCCTTTTTGTGTGCAAAACAATATAATGGTTTTTTTTCGCCTTCGGTATTAAATAGTGGTAATTTTTTGCATTCAACACACGTTTTGTCTTTAACGTTTACCATGCCATCCTTTTTATGCGCAACACAATATAACCCAGTAGTCTCACCTTCCTTATTAAAAACTGGTCTAACATTACAATCGAGGCATGTTTTGCTTTTGACGTCAACCATGCCCTCTTTTTTATGCAAATTACAGTATATTCCAATTAATTCTCCTTCTTTATTAAAAGTTGGTCTAACATTACATTCGAGACAAGTTCTGCATTTGACGTCAATCATTCCATCTTTTTTGTGACTTGCACAATATAATCCAGTTTTTTCACCTTCTGTATTAAAATATGGCTGTTTATTGCATTCGATACATGTTTTACTAATAACGTTTATCATTCCATTTTTTTTATGTGTTACACAATACAATCCTTTTTTCTCCCCTTGATTATTAAAAGTCGCTCTAATTTTGCAATCTAAACACATATTTGCGAGTACATCAATCATTCCAACCTTTTTGTGTTCGGCACAGTATAACGCTTTTTTTTGTCCTTCAATGTTAAAATGGGGGCTTTTATTGCATTCTAGACATTTCTTATTTTTAACATCAACCATTCCGTCTTTTTTATGCATTGAACAGTATAGTGCTTTCTTTTCACCCATAGTATTAAAACTTGCTCGAATATTACACTCGATGCAAATATCATTTTTCATGTCGATCATTCCGTGAGTTCTGTGAACAATACAGAACAATCCTTTGGTCTCTCCTTTTTGATTAAAACTTGCTCGTTTGTCACATCCATCAAACTTACACATTTTTTTGTCTATATACTATGTAGAGAATCATTTAAATCATTATAATAACCTTTAAATTTTATTATCTTAAAAATTTTTTAAGCAAACATCGACAAATCTATTGTACATGATTTTTTTACAACGGGTTCGTCTTCTTCGTCTTTGTCTTCGTCGTTTTCCTGTATTGTTTTTGCAGAAACTACCTTTTTAACTTCATTGTCAAATTTTGGGGTGAAGACTTTATCCCATCTCGACAAATCTGGCGTATATTGACTCGAAGTGGTTTTTATGATTGCGTATTTTTCTTTCCTGTAGTATGTTTTTCTTTTTAACCACTGTTTTTGAAATAAATCATGAGTATCGACGATGTCTACAACGACCGGCATTTCATGATCAGACCGTAAAATGCGTCCCACAGTTTGCTCAATCGTTGTGCGCGGAGTCACCATAAGTAAACAGCATAGAGTAGGCACATCTAAATATACAAACGATTGTAAAAATAAAATTAAAAAATAGTGTTGATAAAAATGAGTTAATTCTGTAAATCTATATTTTTGGAATTACACCATTGAAGAATTAAAATGGGACATTTTAATTCACCAATGGCGTGGTAAAGGCGAAGCCTGACGGCTTATCGGTAACGATTTAAAACATAGCACCCCTGCGGGGGTTCGGGAGGTGCCCACAGGGCACCGACCACAGTCGGTTCAACAAGTTTACGAAATCTTCACCGGTATAATTGATAAAATATCACTCACCTAATGCCTCTTCACACATGGCAAACGACCCCACCATAATCTGTTTACTTTCGCTCGCACTTAGGTCTGCCTTTTTCATCCCACCCAAGTAATATCCTACAGTCGCGAAGCCTGCCGCTTGTATTGCATCGTGTATATAATAAAGAACGCTCCGGTTATGCGCGATCACCATAATTTGCTGGTCGGGGTTTTCGACAAACATATCGCGAATGACTCGAAGAATGAAATCGGACCTGGGCGTATAGTCGCAGAGTTTTGAAATCATGGTACTGAACGCGGGATTTCCGCGAAAGTCGTACTCAACCTTTTCGAAATCGGGGTCTTTGGATTCGTAGACGATTTGTCGCACCTGGACGTGCCGCTGTTTTTTCGAGACCATGCGGTAAATGATATCGCCCAAGAACATTTTGAAAACGAAGGTGGTGCCGTCTTTGCGGTCCATGGTGGCGGAGAGCCCGAGCGTATACTTGGTGACGATTTTGAACAAGGATTGCGAAAAGACCTCGGAGCCGATGTGGTGGACCTCGTCGATCAAGAGGAGACCGAATGAGGCGAACACAGAGTCGGGATAGTCCTTCATCGAGAGACTTTGCAACATGCCGATGACGATGTCCTTGTCGTCGACGTCAACGACAGGGCCCTGGATGCGGCCGACGCGCGCACTCGGCAAATATTGCTGGATACGTTCGATCCACTGATTCAACAGAAACTCTTTGTGAACGATGATGAGGGTTTTCTTCTTCATGACGGAGACGATGTTGAGACCGATGACGGTTTTGCCCTGGCCGCACCCGAGGGTGATGAGACCGCCGCTGTGCGAGTTCGTGTAAGCCTTGACGACATCTTGCTGGTAATCGCGCAGAGTCCCCTGAAAGGGGACGTCGATGTCGTCGCCCTCTGAAATCTTGGACAGCTTGGCTGGGCCGAAATGGTCGTACCCGAAATAGCGTGGCACATACAACTTTTGTCCGGATTCGCGGTAGGCGGGGAACGAAGCGGTTGCGGGCATCACCATGCCTGGAGTACAAGGGCGAATCATGAGCGTGTCCTTGACGGACTGGATTTGCGCGGGAGTCAACTCCGATTTTAGTATGGTGTACCCCTTGGGACCAAGATAAGTCGTCAAGGTTTTAGGCATTTCGCCAAGGACGGCGGGTTTTGGGGCGGCTTTTGAAAATGGCTTCATGGTTTTGTAATAATTTATTTATGAATCCAATATATATATAAAATGATGTTTTCTTCTTATTATGACTCGTTGACAAAGATGGAAATCGGCATGTTGATTATTTTCGTAGTTTACCTCGTAATGGATATTTACCCCCCGGAATTAATGGCGTCCTACCTCGACACATCTCTTGGCATGGTCGGCATCCTTCTCATCACTCTCTATGTTTTCATAAATTACCACCCCATTTTAGGCGTTGTTTTCCTGTTTGTCGCTTACGAGATTGTCCGCAGAAGTGCTCGTGTGAACAATCGAGTTCCTATGATGCAGTACACCCCCTCACAAGTAAAGAAGGACGCTGAGCTGGCGTCCATGAACCCGGTAGCTCCTACATCCTTGGAGGAGGAGATGGTCGATAAAATGGCGCCGGTGGGGAAGAGTAGCATGATAACTTACACGATGAGTGAGTACAAGCCGGTGTCGTCGGACATACATAACGCGTCTGTCATTTAAGATATTTTACAGAATTATTTATAGCACATGTAAAAGTCGGCGTTTTAAATGTGCAAAGGTGTAAAAAAAAAAGGTCGAATTCATTTTTTTTTAAGGCTTTTTCAAAAATCCTAATCCAAAAATAGGTTTTGCGACAGGGGGTGGCGCTGCGACAGTGGGTTTATTAAATAATGTATTAAATTGTTTACCAAAAAAAGTGTTTGGTGTCAGCGCCATTCCCGATAGTACGAAAACTAAAACTGATGTAAACATCAAAGATCCAGTTACAATCATGTAGTTTGTATGCTTCTTGTATACTATGGTAAGAACTATTAAAATTATTAATGAGACAATGGATGATACTAACAATATTTTTCGAATCAACCCACCATCGTTCATGATAATTAAATGTATACAAATACTAATGAGAACAATATTTAAGAACAACATTGTGAATGAATATGTTGTTGTTGTCGCGGTTTTGTCCTGAGCGGTTTTTTTTTTTGCATTTTCCGAATAACCGCACACAATTTCGTCCTCGACTTTTGTGGGGTTTATCGTGTATTTTTGTCCCGCTGATGGAGTTGGTATGGTTACGGCACCACCCGATAATAAGAAATTACTGTTCACTGTAATTGGTTGATGAAATACAAAGACATGACGATTGTCTGTCCCCAAATAATGATAGATCTTATTTTGGTTCATAATGATGTCAGAATTCAAATCAAGCGAAGTTGCTGACTGACTATTCAACTTGCTCAAACTTGTTTTCGATGTTTTTATGGGGTTGATAGGTATCACAACCAAAAATGTCCCATCAGAATTTGCTTGCTGATGTTCGAGTACTAATTCGCGCGGATAATTTGTTAGAGTGGCGGGGTTATTTTGGCGTATGTAACCCTTAATCGTTGCACCGCTTATATATAGGTTATTATTCCCGTCAGTATACGAAAAATTTGGTCCGACGCTATTGTTGGGTAGAAAAAAGTTGTTCTTTGCAGTATCATATATTATGTTATCAACAACAGGATAACTAAATTGAATGGATACTTTGGGGTCTGTAGGATATTCGGTGCTTAAAAAAATGTTTCCCATAATTATATATATACACTGATATTATATATAAAATTGCATGGATCGGAAAAAATACAAAAACGGATTTAGAGTGGTGCACGACAATTCTAACAAACATTCCAAGATCGCTTCGATCCAAGTTTTTTGCGACGTGGGGAGTATCCACGAGCCCGAAGAGTCGCGAGGGTCGGCACATTTCATCGAACACATGTGTTTCAAGGGCACGGATCGATTGAAAACGTCGGCAGACTTGAATAAAATCTTCGTGGACCAGACAGGATCGATTCTAAATGCTTTCACCGACCGTCGATATACCTGTTATTATGTGACTACACATACCGACAATGTAGCCATCTGTATAAATACCATTGCTGACATGGTTTTGAACTCTACATTCGACAAGACAGAGTACATGAAAGAAAGAGACGTTGTTAAAGAGGAAGCGGTGAAGGACGAGGACGACTATGAGCTGTTGGCGCTAACAAATGCAGATAAACAGATATATGCCGGATCGCCTTACGAGCACACAGTGGATGAGTTAAAGTACCACGTGGGCAAACACACGCTCAAGTACGAAAACATTTTGGGAATCTACAAGAAATTTTACATCCCCTCGAACATGATTTTGAGCGTGTGTTGCGCGCACGACTTTGCCGACATTTGCAAGATGGTGGAGAAATCGGATTTTGTAAAAACCGCGTGCACAATCGAACCGAAGCAACCAATCAACCTCTACATTACCCCGCAGTCCGACATCGTCTTCAAACTGGAGAAAAGGGTCACGAACCCGACCCATTTGTGCATTGCGTTCCGAAGTTGTCCTCTAACGAGTAGAGACAAATATGTGATGAAATTGCTGAAAACCATTTTGGGAGAAGGTGCGAAGATGAACAACCGGATGTTTACGATATTGAGAGAGGACAACGGACTGACATATAGCTCGTATGCATACACGGATTTTTTCGAGCACATGGGGGACTTCAAAATGTATGCCGAGTGCGATACTGGCAAACTATTCAAGAATGGTGCGAAGCCGGGGGTGTTTCCTTTGTTAATTGGCATGATTCGCGACTTGTTGAGACGCGGGGTGACGGAAGACGAGGTGAAAACCGCGAAAACATTTCTCGAGTCCACGCAAAAAATGAAGAGCGAAGACTCGGAAGTGGTGGCGAAATATAATGGCAAGAACGAATTGTTTGGGAACCTGGGTGCGCCCTCGTACCAAGACAAGTTTGACAAGTTGATCAAGCCGATCACGAAAGCGGAGGTGGACGCATGTATTCGCAAGTATTTTAAGAAAGAAGGGATGGTGGTCTCGATCGTGTCGTCGAACCCGCCGACGGAGAAACACCTAAGAAAAGTGATTGACATCTAGTTGTGATGCATATGCTCTCGCTAATTTTAGAAAAATCATCAAACCACGTCGAATTTTCGCGCATCGAGTCTTGTCATGTAGGTGTCGCGAATCAGCCGCAACCCCACTATGAAAATGGCGATGCAAAGTAGTAGAATAAACGAGTTCATCTGTTTTTTTGTTTTATGACACAGCACCAATTTTTTTATAAATTATATATTTTATAATAGTCAATATATAGTTTAGTAAAATAATGAATAAAGAAGACATTTTTGTATATGTCGTCGTAATTTTTATCATTGGTGTATGCGCATATATGTATTTTGAAAACAGCGAATTTCAACTGAAATGTGTTGTTTCGACGGTGGACGGAAACAAGTATTGCGTTCGAGAGAGCAGCAAAGTAAAAGACTCCGCCGATTTGTTGGCCCGTGTCACCGAAAAGTGTAAAAAACTGGTCAAATATGTGGGCGAAAAGTTTCCCGACCAAGAGAATGTAAAACGCTTAGTGAGCGGATTTAATCCTCAAAAAGTGATGGAGACGTTGCCGACCAGTGAGTACACAGCTTATAGCGAGAACAAGGGAGAGAAACTCGCGTTCTGTTTGAACACGGAGAAGAATGGGACAACGATGATCGATGAACACACACTTACATTTGTCGCGATCCATGAGCTGAGTCATATTGCGACAAAATCCATCGGACACAAGAGCGAGTTCTGGGAGAATTTCAAGTTTTTGTTGGAGCAGGCGAAGGCCGCAGGCCTTCATTCGCCGAAGGATTACAAGAAGGAGCCGCAGAAGTACTGCGGAATGACGATTCGAGACAATCCAGCATTCGATCTCTAAATAAGGAAACCTACGGTTTCCTTATGATCCTTCCCTTTTTAATCCTTCCATTGACTTTTAGATTTTTTTACACCTTTTCTCATTTAAAACACCTAAATTTTTGTTTCAGCGCCACTAAATTTTATGTATTCGTCTAAATTACATTTTCTTTTTTTTGCTGTTTTTTTATATTTATTGCATTTATTTATTAGTGTTTTATATTTTTTTTCTGTTTTTTTGCTCCTATTATAATAAAATAAAGGTATGTTATGTTTCATATTATATTCCATTGCTTTGCGGTTCATTTCTTTATATTCATTACACGGTTTATAATCTAAGTCAGGTAAAAAATCAGAACATTTTATATTAAAATGTTCATTCATTATTTTTAAAAATTCTTTTACAGTATGTTTAGTATTTTTTTTTGCTCCAATTCCATCGTAATATATATATTCAACCATTATATATAATACAGTATAAATAATATAATATAATGGGCGTTTTAAATGAGAAAAGGTGTAATAAATAATAAAAATGAGTTCTGAGTATGGGATTATAAGGCGTAAGCGAAGCTGAAACGACGAGTTCCCTTATTTATAGGGAGAGGCCGCGCATAATACTCTGCATCACCATTGCAACCCGTTGAGGGTTTACAACTACCGAAGGCGCCGCGCGAACAAGTTGGAACACAGGTTTCTGACTAGACGAGCTTAGTTGGGGGATTTGTTCCATACCCATCTGTTTCAAATATGCGACAATGCTTAAATAGAGAGTTTTAACGTCGACATTATGTTTATTTAATCGAAGGGATTCGATGAACGCGGTAGTCAATGCGCCACAAGATTGTGCGGAGCTCGAGTTGTAAATGTCGGCCGAGCTCTGTTCGTCTCTACATCCGGAGAAACAAAAGATGTTTTGATTCGCGACTGCTATTTTATTTGTTTTTATAGCACTCACTCGGGTCCCATAAACAGCGTTAAAATTCCACATCAAGTCACATACAGTGCCACTATTGCAACTGTCGAAAATCAACATGGTCGGACACTTGCTGTGCTTAATGATTGAGAGAATCATGTCGTCGCGGATGGCGCCGGCGGTTGCGTAGTCGGAAGGAACGATGACTTCATCAAGGAGATCACTTTCATCTCCATTTGTGTCATTGATTTGGCTCCCGTGTCCGGAGTAATGAATCCAGATTTCTTTCAAGGATGCACTTTGTGCAATGATCGATGTGAGTTGTTTGATAATATTTGCAGCAGTCGGTTTGTTGGCAGCGGTGTCGTCGCGCAAAACCGTAATGTTGGCCGAGTCGTAGCCGTAGGCATCGATCAACATGTTTCGCACATTTACTACGTCATTGATGCAACCGTTTAATCTGGCAGAAGGGGTGTCGTAGTAGTTGATTCCGATCAAAAGTGCTTTCTTCGACATGTGGGTCTTTATACATTATCCTCAGACTGTTATATTTGAACTATGTTGCATGTTATTTTTGGCAAACGTCTAGAAAATGTTTTTATGCCCAAAAATTTGCTGTCTGGTCGGTTCATTTTTGCAAACAGTTCTTTGGTATTGTAGCGACGTATTGGCGGGTTCAAATTTTGCTGGATAGTGACGGTTTCGTTTTCATTACTCTCTAAAACAAGTGCACAATGACCGAATGGAAAATCGGGTTTCCTGCGTTTCCAAAAGAGAATTGCCCCCGGTTTCAAAGGGTTTTTCTCGTATGGGTATGAAAATGTACGCAGGTCAATATTGTCAAATGAGTGGATGTTTTGGTAGAAATCAACCGCATCAACAACATTCGGAAATGAAGCCCCGTCGGTTATAGTTGAAAAAAAACGGCGAATCAGCTCGACGCACTGAAATGGTACGCCATATATGGTTTTGTATGTTTTATTCGTTTTTTTCACATAAATATCTATTTGCATGTTTTGTAATAAAATATGTATATATTTAGATTACAAATTTGGCCTTTCGGTTCTAAAAAAAAATATAACAAATGAAGGGAAGGATTTAAAGGAACCCGGCGGTTTTCTTTATATGAGTTTTTTTGTTTATTTATTGTACACACCAGCTTCTTCAGGTCAGCAAACATATGTAGGAGCAACCGTCGACTTGGAGCATAGACTAAAACAACACAATAAAATATTAGCAGGAGGAGCGCACGCGACGAGCATGCAAGTCCAAAGAGGCGAAACCTGGGAGAGAGTGTTGCACGTCGCTGGATTTCCCACTTGGCAGGCCGCTCTACAGTTCGAGTGGCGATTCAAACAACTGACGCGCAAACTACCTGCGCGAATGGACCCACTTGAACGACGTCTCTCTGCTCTCAAAACCTTGTTGAGTCTTGATAGATCAACCTCGAAGGCGGTTCCTTACGCAGAATGGCCGAGCCCACCGCAAGTGGTGGTAGAGTCAGAGAGAGTGAAACAATTACACCATTGAAGAATTAAAATGGGACATTTTAATTCTCCTATGGCGCGGTAAGGGCGAAGCCTGACGGCTTATCGGTAACGATTTGAAATGACACCCCTATGGGGTGTCCCATTTTAAATCTTCACCGGTATAAATTTGTGGAACACCGTTTAGATACAAAACAACTTTTATGTGTATAATATAAATGACCCCATTTAAAGTGTGGCTACTAAACAACGACATCGTCGAAAAGATTATTATTTTTAATGGAGACAACGTAGAAGACTTTGGCATCTTTAGTGACGAAGAGCTTGATTTGGTTGACAGCGACAACACGATTGTCTCTCGATCCATGATCCATTCAGACGATTCGATTTGCGAAGTTAAACATAAAATCATGAAGGAGATTGACTGCCTATATGGCGACATATACTTATTTTGTTACAAGAAGCGTAAAATCAATCTTAACCAATTGATGTCGTCATTCACAACTCGCGAGTCTCTCGAGCAATTTATGAAGAACATCGATTTGGATGGAATCAATATCAATGATACGATGGTCAAACTCTCTCTTGCGGTTGATGAAGAAACAATATTGTCTCTAAAGACGAGTTTAGGAATGCACACCGATGATCCATTGTTTTCACCGAATCCTTTTCATGCAACCGATAATTTCGAGACAATCATGACAGTGAATGACAACATATTGATTGGTAACGAGATAGAGTGCAACAACATCTACATGTGTTTAGCGAAAGATCTCAGAACAAAGAGATTGTATTTTCCGCATATTGGCAGAGTACAGCCTCCGCTGCATGACATGGATGCAATCGACGAACTATACCGCGTCTTCTATAATCGACCCATAGACAATGTTTCCACAAGTGGAATTGAGAGTTTCGAACTGGAAATAGACACCCATAATCCAGTACCACTAAACAATGTATTTCGAGATATTCATTCTGACGCAGAGTTTCCCTTCATCCAATACAATCGTGGGTTTCACATCGATAATGTCTATCGCCTCTACGGTGTAACCATTACGAAAAATGGCAAGAGAATTCCTCTCTTGAACAAAGAGAAGATCATTGAACTTTCTAGTATAACCACCGGTCGACAAATCGCAATTTACAACAGAGTATATGATTTGTTGATCATAATAAACGCTAGTGGAGTCATAACAGTTCGCGCAAGTTTCAAACCCGAAGAGCTGAAGACAGTGTATGAATTGGAGACAATGTTGAAAACCACGCTCAATCCTTTGTTTACCAAATATTGCAACTACGAGTTCAAATCGTTCCATAACCACAAGATCCGGATGAATTATCAATATTCGTCGGTCTCTTCAAATCTAGATAAAAAATATGTAGAGGCGATTTTTGGCAAAGATTACCGCTACAGACGTGTAAACAATTATGCGCAACTCGACAATTTCCACACATTTTTGTACGATATTTATGTGAAACATGGCCGCGACACCGTACGCGAATTAGTTGTACGACATAAGTTTAACAAAGATGATGCCGAGCAATTAACTAGGGATTTTCTGAATAAAAATGCGGGGGCCACTACGACGATAATAAATATAGGAAATAATTTGTTGGTGCGCGTATATGATTTGGACAGCGTTGAGTACATCCCACACTTGAATCTTTATCTTGACGCTCTCGTGATGTTGTCTACGGGTCGCGCAAAACACGGCGAAAATACGATTGCAAAGGTACGTGAAATTGCAATTGCAAAGGAGGTTGAAAGCGAAAGCGAAGAAGAATGTCATACTTCGTCCATTCGCATAGGTTTTTCGGATGATGAAAGTGAAAGTGAAAAAGACAACCACGAGGTATGGTTGGAAAACAATTTTTTCACATTGTATCGTTCACTTGTTTTGTCTTTGTTAGAGAGTGAAGAGAGAGACACCAAAGTAATCGATGCCAATATGATTAAGGAACTCACAGACCCAGTTGCAGTGTTTTCAAAAATATCAAAACCAATTTTAGAATCGTTGTCGAACGACCAGATGAACGCATCAGCATTAATGCAAAACGAGAGACAATTGTTGTTTCCCAAACGCAACTTGATTACACGCGAATTGAATAGAGTCGTTTATTCCGAGAGAATGGCGGATGAAATTTCGAAGATGCAACATAAATTGGCAAACGAAGCAAAAGAGCGTATGATTCGCGACAACGAATTTGTCGTATTGGATTCACTTTTAAAGTCGCCAGATTATTTCATCGATATGGTGCCATCGGAAACCAATGAGTGTCTGCGAATGGTCCCGTCAACAAATATTTGGCGTTTTTTCGCAAATACGAATCGACTCGAATTCAAGGCAACTCCTGAGTGCAGCTTCGGACCACTTGTCTACATATTACATGACGTGAAGAAGCAGCTGTACAAAATATCAACTATTAAAAAAATGTTGTGGAACGCATACAGGCTCCTCTTTAGTATAAACAAAGGAAAAATGATTTCGATGATGAATCTGAAGAATGCAAATCTGGATATTGAAGAGTTCATGAAGAGCGAGGCCTATTATATGACCCCCCTCGACATGTGGGTGTTTGCCGAGACATATCGAATACCAGTTATCATGTTTTCGTCGACTGATCGTTCATGGAGTGTCTTGGGGGGTGAAGAGACAGATCAGTTTTTCTTTTACGAGTCCAACCAAGGCTGGCCGAACAATGTATTGATCAACCGGACATTCGGTCTGAATGAAATGACTGCCGAGTTTGCGAGTGAGTTTGAGGACAAAATAATTTCCGTGAGAAAGTATCTTGCATAAATAAAGGACACAAGGCAAGCAGGCGCGCCTGCTTTACGAACCTACGGTTTCCTTTTAATCCTTCCCTTGTAAAAGGAGGGATTATAAGGGATTCTAAGGAGGGATTATAAGGGATTCTAAGGAGGGATTATAAGGAGGGATTCTAAGGAGGGATTCTAAGGAGGGATTCTAAGGAGGGATTCTAAGGAGGGATTATAAGGGAACCATGGGTTCCCTTAATGTATAATAGTAAAATTGGTGAAAAAACCTTGTTATTTTTTTTTTAACAAAAGCGTCGACCGCTTGTGTCTTCTTTGTTTTTTGCTTGTTTTCTTACGATGTTGGACATTGGCTCCGCCAGCATTATTATGAAGAGGAGATTTTTTTTCGTCTTTGTATGTTTTGTCGTCTTCGTCTGTTTTTTCGTCTCTAACATCTATAATAGTTTCCAATATATGTCTTGTATAATTGTCATCGTATTCCAATTCTTGTTGCCATTCTCCTACAATGTAATAATACAAAATACTAATAAAATATAGTAATTTATTTGTTTGTATTTTGACATGGATATCATCCTTAAATCCATCACCATTAGACCCAAAATATGTATCAAGCTTACTGTTAAATAGTTTTTTAAATAAAATACGTGCAATTTCTTTAGAGTTAACAATTCTCTTGTCATCATCAAAATATTCTTTCACGTTATTATAGAGGTCAAACAATTTTTGGCCATTTTCACTAAATTCGATCTTACTTGTAACTGTGCGTAAATTTTCATACGCCTCATCATCTGTTATTTTTCGACAGATGTTGCCCACATTTCCAGCACATTGACCAAGAGTATTCAATATGAATGATGGTAATGTTAAACCATAGGCTTCTATATACATTAGAGGATTAATTCTTGCTGGTATAATAGGAACTCTAAATTTATGTTGATATCCTGCGTTAACAGGAGAAATCTCATGTTGCCTAAATATGCTTGGTTCATTGAGTACAAGTTTTATAATTCTGACTACTAACTCATTTCTTTTTGTTGCTTTTTCAGAACCTTTCATTGATTTTGAACTATATAAATCTCTTAAAGCATCTATAAGTTTTGCACCGTTGGACGTAGTATCAAGAAGAGACGACTTTGTATATGCTTTTCTAACTGTTTCATCTAAAGTAAATATACAAAAAATCCGTTCTAACTCTTCGCGTATATTTGCTTGTATTTCTGTTTCTGGCCCACCTCCTCGGTTTATTTTGTGCGTGTGTTTTCTTGGCATCTATATATATTTATTATTCAAATATTTATATCGGTGAAGATTTCGTCCGCTTCGCTTGCCGTATTACACCATGGGTTCCCTTAATGTATAGTAGTAAAATTGGTGAACCTTTTGCTCGGCATCTGCATCATCAAATGGTTCAAACGTTTGTTTTTCGATATTGTATCTTCCAAACACCCCATCTTGTTTGTACAAGTACCAAGCGTTCTTTAAAAAAAGCCGGCTTTCGTTGATCGCTTTATTAACACAATATTCTTTCGGATTGCTGGCATACATGCTGACAGTTTCAAGTGAGGTTTCGAGTCTGTATTTTTCACCCTGAATTGTAAATACGTCATCGTCTTTGTAAACGTAATCTACGACATTGATGAATTTGTAAGTTTGCGAAGGCGGAATTGCATTTCGGTAAATAAGCTCAAAATTTGAATAATTCATTTGGTTAAGGATTTTATTAAAAATACATTTATATCGTTTGTGTAAATATATTTAATTCAAAAGTCGTAATCTTCCTCTACACACTCGCTTTCGTCATCGCTTTGGATTATGTCGTCGATATTATCATCATCGCATTCGAAACTCGCTTGATGATCCTCGACATAAACGTCGAGATACGTGACATTGCTAATCGGGCTTAAACTAATGCACTGAAAATCCTTGCAATTATATTTGAGCGCGCGACACTTTACGAAAATCGGGGTGTGTTTTATGGCGTTGAAAACCCCATTTTTAATTTCGTTGAACGGCAAGTGTCGATCATCGAATTTGACGCTCCCATTATTGTCGTCAATATATCTTCTGCCAAAATAAGGATTATACAAATCAAAACATTCCAATAAATAACGTATGTCCTCATAGTCTTCCAAGAGTTTCGACCGTATATAGCATTTTAAATAGGGTCTAAATATGACATATAGTTTGTCTCGAGGGAATTCCGTATCAATATAGATGTTGTAAGGATAGCACATCTCGTATATGTAAGTGATTACATCGTGATTTACTGTTAAGTCAGGCATGAAATAGCTGTTGATCGCCGATTCCAGCAAAAATACCCGGTTTTTTTCTTTGAACGCTTCGACATTGAAATCACATTGTTGAAATCGCCGGATCACTTCAGGAATCGCGATGCGCTTTTCGAGACATTGGATGTAAATATTGTACAGGTTGTGTGTCGACAAATTCAAATTAGTATACGGGTTTTTCGGATTCTGTGAGTTCGTGAACATGAACGATTGTTGTAACAATGCCGCGGATATGATGTTGATCAAATCGTATATGTTGAATCGGTAGACACATCGATTTTCTACAAGCTCGATTGATGTCTTTGTTTCGAACGGGCCCATACGCAAATCACAATCGATGTTGGATACTTTGCACTTGCGCATCTTCACCTTTTGTACAAACCGGCTCAAAATATGGATCAGTCGTTGTGCTTTATAAAAATGCTCTTTGTTATCCATGAGTCGATATTTTCCAAATTTGAGTTTCGCATAATTTGATTGGGTTGTCACGCGTATTAGATGAAGTATGTTATGGTTGTCTTTGATATTTACATATGTGGGATCGTTTCTTAGTATTTTATTGAATATATTCATTGTTGTATAAAATCAACAAATATGTTTAAATGTGTTTTGAAAATTTACTTTCTCTGCGTTCTTTTGCGGTTATACATTTTTTTTTTTGCTTTTTCGGGCTTTTCTATAACTGGCTTTTCCACCAATTATTGCTGTCCTTATGTCGACTTTTCCGAACTGATTCCGAAGTAATTCGACGATTTTTTGTTCGCAGCTTTCGTGTGGATGTTCGCAAATGTGTTTCACAATGTTAAATAACCACTCTGGCAAGTTTGACGAGTTACCAGAAAGTACCGACTTTATAGCATTCATTGTAGTGTCTTTTATAAAATGTGAAACTTTAAAGTTGAATCCATACATGCGCCATACTTCTTGAAGATACTTGATATCTGTATTGCCACCCTTCAACATAAACGTAAGTGTTTTGAACGCTGGGTAGCTGTCGTAGTAGCACGCACCAATTCCTGTAATTGCAACAGCAATCATCACACTGTAATTACACCATTGAAGAATTAAAATGAGACATTTTAATTCTCCAAGGGAGCGGTAAGGGCGAAGCCTGACGGCTTATCGGTAACGATTTGAAATGACACCCCGACGGGGTGTCCCATTTTAAATCTTCACCGGTATAAATACACTACCTAAGGAACCACAATCCAAAATACCTCCGCCATGTTGACCATCTTTTGATAATACCGCTTCGATGTTGTTAGAGACGTTTGCTGGCAGCCCCAGCTTTTGTATTACACCTTTTCTCATTCACAAAGGCAGGCACGTCAGTGCCTGACGAGCCTTGTGAAACGCCCACTTTGTGGGCAGTTATGAGTGGTGAAGGTGTTGCATATTGCGCATCTTCGATGCGAAATGGTGTAAAAGGTTTGCGGTCAATTTGGGTGGTAAACATTCTTCTTCTTCTAACATTTAATGTAATATATATATATATATATATTTAAAATAATTTAAAATTATTTTTAAATTATTTTAAATTCGGCGATTTATACCGGTGAAGATTTAAAATGGGACACCCCATAGGGGTGTCATTTCAAATCGTTACCGATAAGCCGTCAGGCTTCGCCCTTACCGCGCCATAGGAGAATTAAAATGTCCCATTTTAATTCTTCAATGGTGTAAATGTTAAAATGTCTAAAACAAACTATAGTCATCATCCATTTTGCCAATATCAATCGACTGTATATTGCGGACATTATTGTCGATATCGATTTTCATCGCATTGTCGTCTTCTTCCGTAAAGTGAAGATCCATTGCTTTATCCTCCGTCAATTGTTTTTCCTCTAAATTCATTATAGCCTTCATATCGAGCAACAAACTAAACGCGTTCGTGCCGTAGTATCCGGCCTGGCCGCACATCACATTCGCCGAGACCCCGCGCATTTGGTCAAAGTCACCGTGTCTGCTCGCGTCCAAAAATATCTCAGTATGCATCTCATACGTACTCTTGGAAATCGGCCCAATGTCGTCGTTGATGATTCCCGAGCGGAACATCGGCACCATCTCCGCCTTCACAGTCATTCGGTCGCATAAAATGCTGAGATGGTGGTAATTCACGTAAGCATCACTTGCCTCCATCACTTCGTTAAACTCGTTCAATATATTTTGCCTCGCCGCCTCAATACCAAGGACATCATACATTTCTCGAATGTCGTTGCTATAGGTGCGCGTATAATCGATAAAATCCAGTGGGAAAATGTCCAGCAGATTCGACCCGACAGTATCCAGGAGCCAAATGTCTTTGCGCACATATTTGCTGTCCTCCTTCACGACCATGTCCTTGACCATTCGCGGGTTCACGTTTGTGATGTTGTTGACACCGCGCAAAACAATGTTGTTGAGTAAATTGTCTTGGAAATTCTTGAGCAAATAGATTTCGTCCGATTGGTCGAGGGATTCTACTGCGCCCTTCTTTTTCTTAAATACCGACGAATTGATTCGGATTCGGAACAACAGGTTGTTGGAATTCATGTCGGAAAATACGCACGAAACGTCGGATTTGTGGCCGTTAGAAATCGCATAGTGGATGTCGTCCATCGTGATGTTCTTGTCAAGCAATGAGACTGCATCGACTTCGATTCGGATGATCCACTTGGACCGCGGAACGTTGTCGTCGGCGCCGCCGTTGCACTCTTCAATCAGCTTTTCAAATTCGTAGAACTCGTTGATGGCGATCTTGTCGCTGCCGATTTTGGTGTCGTAATCGTTGGGGTCGAAACAGATTTCCACAGATTTCACAACGTCAACCAGTTTTGTGTGCTGAATCATGTTGCAATAGTTTGCAGCCTTGTCCTTGTCGAATTGGTCAACCGGTTTCAAATAGACAGTCGCCGAGGGTTTGTCTGGGTTTCGAGTGAGGCGTAGGATTTCCTCGATGCGCGGCACGCCGCGCGTGACGTTTGACTTGGTCGCTACGCCAGCTAAGTGAAAAGTATTTAATGTCAGCTGTGTCGTGGGTTCGCCGATGGACTGGCCCGCAATTACACCCACCATTTCACCCGGATGGACGACCGATTTCTTGTAAGCGAGCACGATGTGTTCCATGAGAAGCGCGACCGCGCGCGTATTGAACCGTTTCTTGATCAACAACTCTTTGGGCGACAAACTGTAAAAGAACATAATCTCGAAAAGCCGCGTGACTTTGAACATACTCTTCAACTTTGCAAACGTTTTTTCAGCAGTTTCGATAAACTCGAGTGGAGTGATATCGACGGCACTGGTAGCTGTCAAATTCATCTGTCCCTGTATGTTTTGGATGATATACTGGAAGGCAACCGGCGCCTTGATCGCGTCTTCGTGTTTAAACTTGAACACATTGGTCACCAATTCGTCGCGGAATTTAATGAGTTCATCGACACTGGCCTTGCATTTGGCCTTGGTTTTCTCTCGCTGGGTCTTGAAACGCTTCACGGTCTCCTTGGTGTAAATACTCAACATGTCCTTGTTTTCGCCGTCGTTCAGTCCGATCAAGTCGTAATACATGTAGATATCCTCGATTGACATGTTGACCAAATTGATGTTTTGATTCTCGACGCGGGTGGTGTCGACGCCGTCTTCGCCGTAGGTGAACTGCACGATTTTGCCCATGTTGTTGCGAACGGTCCCGTCGTATTCGACTTTCAGGTCCTCGAGGCCCTTAACCAGCCTACGCTGAATATATCCGGTTTGCGACGTCTTAACCGCAGTGTCAATCAAACCCATGCGCCCACCCATGGCGTGAAAAAACAGTTCTGGTGCAGTCAATCCGGAAATGTACGAGTTCTTGACAAAACCGCGGGCTTCGGGGGAGTCATCAAACTTATTGAAGTGTGGCAGCGTGCGGTTGTCGAACCCATAAGGAACGCGTTTGCCGTCAACACTTTGCTGACCCAGGCACGAAATCATTTGCGAAATATTCAACATGGAACCTTTGGACCCGGACTTGACGATTTTCACGAAACGGTTGCTCTCATCAAGACTTTTAACGCCGATTTTGCCGGTTTGACTGGTGGCGTCGTTCAAGATATTGCCGACCTGGATCTCGAACTCTTGTGCGTTGGTCCTGCCTGAGTTGTTTTCGAGGATTCCCAAATGGACCCTGTCGGTGAGCTCGCCGACCTCATTCATTTTCGACGAAATCACATGCAACACGCTCTCGGTGGTTTTTCGGTCGGAAACCAAATCACTGACGCCCACACTGTAAGCACTCGTCTTCATGTACTCGGTAATCACTTGCTGCAAATCGTCGATGTAATTCGAGCAGGCCATGTTGCCAAAGTCGTTGCAGATGCGATTCAAAATGCCCTTGGTGCCCGACGCAAAGACACCCTTGTCGGCTTGTCCGCGAATGTATTTGCCGTTGTGGATTTCGAGAACATTGTTGGAAACGTGTGCGTCCTCCGCATCGTCGAAGAGCTTGGTCTTGTACTTCAAAGAAATCGGCGGCGTAATTTGCGACAAAATGTCGAAATTTGTGATTTTCTTTTTGTTTCGGAGCTCTTTCATGTCGATATTGGAGTAACCCATCAGAATGTTCATGGCCTGGCGGGGCGTGAAATCGACCCCCTGACGCGTGAACTGGTACGACCCCAACATGGAGTCTTGGAAAATCCCGATGATGGGCGCATTGCTGGAGGGACTGATGATTTGGTAAGGGATGGCCGCCAAGTTTCGCAGCTCGGTTTCCGACAACTCGCTCTGAGGCATGTGCATATTCATCTCATCGCCGTCGAAATCCGCATTGTATGGCTTGGTGTCGCAAACGTTCATGCGAAACGTGTCGCCGCGCTTCATGACTTTGACGATGTGACACATCATACTCATTCGATGCAGACTTGGCTGACGGTTGAACAAGACCGCGTCGCCGTCCATCATGTGGCGATGAACGATGTCGCCATTTTCCAAACGGATCGAGGTGCGGTCCACGTAGCGGAGCGAGACATTAGACCCGTCTTTCTTCTCCAAAATCTTGGCGCCAGGATAAACTTCGGGCCCGTTCTGCACAAGTTTCATGAGGAATTTGCGATTCCTGTCGTTGACCACCACGGGTTTTGTGAGACACATGGCGACGCGCAGGGGTACGCCGAGTTGGCGCGCGGACAAATTGGGATCGCCGGTAATGACCGATCGAGCACTGAAATCGACGCGTTTGCCCATCAAATTGCCTCGTATGCGGCCGTTTTTCGAATTCAGACGCCCTGTGATGCACTGAAGGGGGCGCCCAGTTCGGTGGGCAACCGGGACAGCGCCCTTGACTTTGTTGTTGACAATCATTGCGACAAAATATTGGAGAACCATGGTCAAATTGTCGATGATATGTTGCGACGCGTTGGCATTGATTCTTTCCATCAAATCCTTGTTGGTCTTGATGATGTGGCCGTAAATGTGAGTCAAATCGTCCTCGCTGCGCTGGTTGGCGTCCATTTTGACGGAGGGTCGCACTGCAGGAGGCGCGACTGGCAACACTTGGCAAATCATCCAATCCGGACGGGACCAAGTAGCACTAAATCCCATAAATTCCACGTCTTCATTTGAAATGCGCTTAAATATTTTCAAAACAATCTCGGCGGTGAGTTTCATGACGTAGTTGCTCTTTGTATCGCCTGCTGTATCGCTTGATACAGGGTTTACGTTTGAAGATTCGTTGACTAAATTTTCCCAAATCGCATTGATAGTCGACATTCCATCAAGCTTGATTTTGTCAGGTTGTTTGCAGCCACAACCATTTTCAGTCATTTCACCGCAGCGTTTAACCTTTTGACACAATGGATAGACATAATCCCAACGATGATATGAATTCATGTCACACACTTGGGTGTGTTGTTCTTTGTTAATCAACAACTTACTACATTTGAAACAGACGCACTTCAAAATTTTCATAATTTCTTTGATATGTTGAATAAAAAAAACGGGCCGCGCCATTTCAATATAACCGAAATAACCGGGTGTTTGAATGTAAGTGAGGCCGTCGGTTGGACAAATTGATCCAGGTCCTAAGACACCCATTCGCGGATCAAACAATCCACCAGGAACTTCTTTGTTGTTAATGTATGTATCTTTTGAAACTACCTCTACAACGCCAGCTTTTCGGATTTCTTCAGGGGATGACATCCCGAACTGAATTCCAATAATTCTCGATGGATTTTTATATTGAGCAGCACCTTTCATTTTGCTATATATACTACTTAGGTGTTTTTTATATCAATTTTTTGTGCCACGTTTTTTTTGTTCAATTATTTTATGATTAAGTAGCAGAATCCGACATAAAGGACACAAGGTAATCATGAGCGCTGCGTAGCCGCGCGCTTTGCTTTGCAAAACTTAAAACCCCGGAAACAAAAGAGATTTGTCTTATTTTTCTTTTCGGTCGATATATTCATAAAATAAATAACTCGACAAACAAAATGCCAAGACAAACCACAACTGACAAGAAGAAAAACTACAATAAAAACAAACCTGATTCAGATTCTTCTTGTTCTTCTTCTGAATCAGACAGTGATACAATTTACACCACGGAATCAGATTCTGAATTCAATAATAGTAATACAAGCAGCGATATTGAAACCCCAAAATCAAATAAGAAAAAAAACAACTCAAAAAAAGATGATTCGATGGATGACTTGGAAGAGTTACACAAAACCTTGCAAACTTTGTTTCCATCACGTTACATGTCAAACAAAGTGAAGGATGAAAGTGCTTTAAAAAAGAAAAAGAGAGAACGCGAAAAGGCAAGGGCAAGGGCAAGGGCAAGGGCAAGGGCAAGGGCAAAGGCTAAGGAAAACGAGAAAGAGAAAAAGAAAAGAAACGATCGTCAAAAAAAGAAGTACAAAAAGTCATCTGACTCCGATTATGAAGATGAAGATTCCATATATGAAGATGAAGATGAAGATGGTGACGATTACGAAGACATCGATGACGACGACGACGACGACGATGACAATTATGAAGATATCGACGATGAGGAAGAGGAAGAGGAAGAGGAAGAGGAAGAGGAAGACAACGGCTATTATGTAGACGATGCCACCCAACCAGATAAGAAAGATTTCAAAATCACATTGACAATTGGAGGCAATCCCCTGAAAAACAAAGTGAATTCAGTTTTATCGAACGACGAGTACGGAAGCGACGATGAGAAAACTTTCATGAAAGAAACCTACGACTCTTCGGTAGGATTGCCACTAACAACATCGTGCCAGTCGCTAGTGTCAACTGCATCGGATTTGCCAAAGAAGGAGAAAAAGCCAAAAAAAGAAGACGACAGCATGTCTGACGTTGTGAATATCGAGGATAAGTACAAAGAGATCATCGAACTCAAAAAGGTATTGGTTGAAAAATTGCGCTTAAAACCCAACAATGCCATTGTCAAAAAAGCATTGAAACAGTGTGACAAGTCAATCAAGAAACTTATCAAAAATGCGCGTTCAAAGAATGCGGAAGCCTACGAAGAGTTGTTGAGCCACGCAGACGCACAAGAAACCGTCGATGAGTTGGGTTACTTTAAGAAAAGATTGTCGAACAAGGAGCAGCTCCAGATTATGACCGACCTACATGAAATCAACCAGTTCATGTATGTGGAGAAGCCGTACAGATTATCCTTGTTGCAATCGAACATCCCGCCCAAGTTCAAGGCTATCGCGATCCAACGGCTCAATCAGTTGAGCATGATGGAGCCAGGCGAGAACGAGTACTTCAAGTTGAAAAACTGGGTCGACAATTTCATGCGCATCCCGTTCAGTGTGTACAAAAATTTGACGATCAATATCAACGACGGCATCGACAAGTGCAGCGAGTACGTGATTAGTGCGAAAAAGCAACTCGATACTTGTGTGTTTGGGCTAAACGACGCGAAAATGCAAATCATGCAAATGGTCGGACAGTGGATTTCGAATCCGAGTTCCATGGGAACCGCCATCGCCATTCACGGCCCCGCGGGTACGGGCAAAACCTCCCTTGTGAAGGAGGGAATCAGCAAGATTTTGGGTCGCGAATTTGCCTTCATTGCTCTCGGCGGTTGCGGCGACAGCAGTTTCTTGGAGGGCCACTCCTACACATATGAAGGGAGTACATGGGGCAAAATCGTGCAGATTTTGATCGAGAGCAAGTGTATGAACCCTGTGATTTACTTTGACGAGTTGGACAAGGTGAGCGATACGGCGCGCGGTCAAGAAATCATCGGCATTCTAACGCATTTGACAGACAGTACGCAGAACAGTCAGTTCCACGACAAGTACTTTTCCGAGATCGACTTGGACTTGAGCAAGTGTTTGTTTATATTTAGTTACAACGACGAGAAATTGGTGAACCCCATTTTGAAGGACCGCATGTACCGAATTGTGACCAAAGGTTACGAGACGAAGGAGAAAATCACCATTGCGCGAAATTACATGCTGCCTAAAATCCGGGAGCAAGTTGGATTCGGACCCGACGACATTGTTATTTCAGATGATGTTTTGTCACACATCATTTCCAACCAGGCGAAAGGAGAGGAGGGCGTGCGTAATTTGAAGAGAACTTTAGAAATTATTCACACGAAGCTCAATTTGTACCGACTAATCACGCCCAACGACAAGTCGCTTTTCGAAAAGGATATGGGACTCGCCGTAACGTTTCCACACGTGTTGACGAAAAAGGATGTCGACACGCTTGTCAAAACTAATGAGTGTATGAGTCAGAGTGTTCTTTATAATATGTACATATAATACATACATGACTTGTGCACCTTCGAATAAAGTAAAACAGTTTGCAAATAAGTATAAAAATATAATTAAAAAACTTGGATTAGATAATAATAGAAAATTTGACGACGATATTAAATTTATTGTAATGACATTAATCGCACATTCCATTAAAACAATCGGTATAGATGATACAGCGTCCTTAGTTTACAACTTTTTTCCCAACATCATTGTAGAAAAAATACTGGCACATTTGAACGATTATGAATCAAAATGCGAGGCGGTAAATTGTAATCAGCAGATTCAAGAGTTGAAGGACGATAATTTGGATGCAATAGAGTCGTCGGAAAAACCATGGTTGCTCATGTTTTACTCGACAAAATGCAGTCATTGTATTAACTTTGCGCCAATTTGGAAAATGATGCCGAAAGTGATTGATGGTATGCACTTTGGAGAAGTTAATATGGATAATAGCCCCGAATGGTTCAAGCGATTTAATATCGAAACTGTACCGAAGATTGTATTGTTAAAAGATGGTGAACGACACTCACTTATCAATGGAAGTTTTACCATTGAAAATATTGTCGACTTTGTGCAACATCCAGAGACATACAATGATCGTCAAGATGATGAGATTGATTGTTCGAATATTATTAAGAACTTGATACATCTATTTACCATAATTTCGAAAGACAATGACTATTTGTATCGACACTTGAAATTTCAGAAAAAAAGAGAAACATTAAAATCGTTGTCGAGATCATTGAGCAAGAGACGCATCTAAGCTAAAATATATAAACTTTGTTTTTTATATATTTTAATTAAACGTGTGAAGGCGTTTTCGACCACACCACATATCGCACCATAAAACTTGCTTATTTACCAATCTGATCAGGAGATCCGCCTGCATTTCCACCTCGTGTGGTCAATAATCGAATGTCAGAATCACTTAAACAAATGTTACCCTTGGAGTTAGTATATCCATACGGCTTGCAAGTTGTGTTGGAATCATTGTTATACATGAAACCAATGATTTTCTCCTTACCGAAAGGAGCGCCCATAAGACCGGCGAATCCACCCACCTTTATTGGTGGAGACTCAGACGCCTCAAAAGCCTCTGCGTACTTTTTTTTATCGTCTCGAAACGCCTCCGCATAACGGGCCTCGAATGCATTCTGAATGGCCTGAAACCCTTCATATGGGTACTCTTTCAAAGCGCTATTCGCCGAGGTGTATGCATCAACACCACTGCATCCCAACATAAGGGCAATCAAAATTACTAAAATTAATCCAGCAACACTCAAAATCTTGGTATCCATCGTTCGCTTATAATGATTGTGTAGATAATAAAGACGTCGGCTGAATCTTGAAAACAAAAGGCCTTAAGCATCCTGATGCGGTACGCCTCGAAATGGTCATTTATTTACTTACCATTGATTTCTTCTTTTGTTAAATCTCTCAAGACTCCTTTTGGCTTACCGATATTTTCCAAATACATGCGTATCTTGTTGTAATTGTCCACAATCTCTTCTCTCTTCGTTTGGAACTGTTTCGTATAAATGTTTGAAAACAATTTATTTACTAAATTATTTCCAAGTCCTATAATTATTTCTATATTTTTGTTAAATGTATTTTCATACTCGTTCGCGACTTTCTCCAAATTCGTCTTGTTTTCTAGGTACTGAGTTTTGATCGAATTTACCACACCAGAAAGATCGATGAATGCCTGTTTCGCAGCCAACAGCTGAGGGGCTTCTTCTTCACTCAGTCGACCTTGTAAATTCGTATAGTTTGTGTTAGATAAACCATCATGTGTCGATAATTCGTTAAACTTGTTTCGGATGTTTGTTGCATCGACTTGCACTTCTTTATCAACCTCTTTAAGCCTCTTCACATCCCTGTTCTTTGCCAAACTCGCTGTCAAACATTTGTTCCGAATGTTGTTGTCAAAATAGATGGCAATCCGGTTGGTGCAGTCATTCAACTCTCTTGCGATTTCGATTTGAAATTGTATAGCCAAATAATAAATGGGTATGATGAACAATACAAGTATCATTGTGGTAATTAAGATATAAACCTCATTTAACCGCCAATATGTTATCAACATTTTTTTTTTATATATTTACTTTATTTTATTTATACTATCTTGCAAACTATCATTAAACAGTTTGTTGGTGTTTGTCATTTTCAATATTCCATTGTTCATGTGTTTTTGTATAATGAGAGACGCAATTACTTTTTGCATCCCCTCCTTTACTGCTAAAATATTGTTTTGGATGGCGATTGCTAAATTCGTGTTTTGCTTATTTTTGTACAAATCCGCATCGTTAACCTTCTTGTCTAAAACGTTGTAACTAGCGTCGGTCATTTTGATTTTGGCGTTGAACTCTGTTTTGATATCGTCTACACGAGTCTTGATCGGACTCACGAAATTGTTATGGACAATCTGTTTCCCGGCGTTTTCTAAACAATACTCCATGTTGTCATTCACGTCTTTGCCATATAACCACGCAGTGCCCATAACTTCAGGGCGACATCGCATTCTGCCCCAATTTTTGTTTACATGGATATATCGAGCAATGTGTTGGATTGCAAACACACCAATACCGCAAAATACAATTACATACATCCCATCTCTACTTAGATTATCAGTTATCAGACTATTGTTCATCTTTATATTTTTCACATACTTTTATTTTATTCAAGAACTTATGCGAAAATGGTGATGCTACAATCTGTATCCTTGACGATATTATTTGTCGCTTAAACAACATAAACAACAAATGTGTATATTATATAAAAGAAAAATCATGAACTCAAATTCTTTTGTTCAAGGCCTTAATATGAAGTCTCTCATGGAAAGCGACGACTATGTCAACAACACTGAGCGAATTCGTGAGCTCAAGCATAGTGAGACCATACTCGCAGATATTGGGAAACTATGCGAGATCAAGAAAACACATTTCCATATGCGCATGGTAGAGGAGGATAAATACAACCACTTGTGCCAGACGTCGGCATCCTTCCTCTTCAACAATTACACCGATATTTTCAACAAGGTGTTGAAGGACGAATTGAACATGGAAATGATGGTAAAGTTTGTTTTCATTCTCAAGCAAATCGAGGATGGTATCGTCGATCAATACGATGCATCTGTCAAAGTAGGCACGATTCTTAGGGAAATGTATGTGGATAGTGCGATGCGAAGAGGAGACAATTTAGACAAAGAGCACGCAGCTCAGGCGCCAGTTTTTGTAGAACCTGTGAAAATATCTTGGAAGGACTATAAGGGGAAGGACTATAAGGAGAAGGAAAAGAGAGATTAGTTTTCCAAACTTTGTTTTGCCAGTACAAAACAAAGTTATTCATCACGCGACTTATAAACCAACTTCATTGTCGCCGGAATTGCAAACGTACCGATCAATAAATATAGACCAACCAAAAATTTGTGAATTCCTACCATCTTAATTATAAAGCCACAAACTAAAAACAAAGAAGAGTACATCGGAACCAACCCGATTACTATAATGCTCTTGTTGATTTGTTCTTCTTCTTTCTCTAGAAACATTGGGGTTAACACTGTTATATTTTTTAAATGGTTTTTGTCTCTATGTCTCTCTACACAATCAATAAAACCTTATTTTCGATACAATAGGTTCTAAGCTCCACCATATTGAAAGTTGTTTGTCCAACAACTTTTATTGTCTTGATTTTATTTTTGGTTTTGTAGAGAGCAGAGACATCGAGGAGAGAAGCAGAATTTGCAATAACTAATGTCTCCAAATTCGGAAAACCGCTTTCAAGCCCTTTGAGTGAGATGAATTTCGAATTTCCTGTTGAATCCATACAAAGCTCCTTCACGAACCTATTTGAAATAGTGGAGAGGTTCGCGAGAGAAAACGACGTAAAGCTCAGTTTTTGCAACTTGTACAAGAATTGAATCTTCTCTGCTTTCATATGAATGTCTCCTTGAATTGTTAAAGACTGAATGTTAAGCGGCACAAATGTGTTTATTCTAAGTTCAATCTCTGCACAAGAAACCAAATTTATAGTTTGTTCTAATCTCTCCACAATCGAAGCTAGTTGGTCACAACGATTCGACAATAATTCAAATGCAGTCTCTTGTTTCTGTTCAAGTTGGTGCATGAAGAGAGACAACTGATTGTCGTTCGTCATGACTTTCTCTTTCACTAGAATGTCAAAATCGATCTTCAAAAACCCGCCAACCACGGCATGAAACTTCATTTTCATAAGTCCCGCCCGAACAGTAATCGCGACTTTGTAACCGTCATCCTCTCCAAAACAAGAGGTTATAATTTTATAAATATCGTCTAAAGTGAGAGACAAGCGCAACTCACCAATGTCAACATTTGTCTCGTAGACCATGTGGGTGACGGTGTCGACCATTTTGATATAAATTTGTGTTTTGTTGAACGACGTAAGTATCGAGTAATTCTTGATTGTAAATGCATCGGTCATTTTTTTTTTGTATACTATTTATTTTCAGAAAAAAATATATAAACACACGAATCGATTTAAAACATTAAAGCGTTATATACCCAAACAACTATGAACGAGAATAATCATGTTTTGACTATTAAAACTGTACAAATCCAGCCTATCCGAAATTTAACAACCGCACTCAAGGATATTTTAACAGATGCCACCATCACATTTACAAAAGATAGTATGAAAATTATCAATTTCGACAAGACACACACAATGTTGGTCAGCGTTGTCTTGCACTCCAACAAATTCGAAATGTACAAGTGCGTCCCTGACAAGATTGTGGTTTGCACCAACACGATGCACTTTTTCAAGCTAATTTCTACGCTGTCGAACGACGACACACTCACCATGTACATCGACAAGGAGGACTACCAGGACGGTATTGTCTCTTATTTGGGCATGGAATTTGACAACAAAAATGTAGGGCAAACCTACGACTACAAGCTGCGACTCATCGAGCCAGACACGGAGGAGTTGGTGATCCCCGATGTTGAATATTCGACGATTATCAACTTGCCTACAGCTGATTTCCAGAAGATCGTGAGAGATTTGAACGCGCTGACAGACCGAGTCGAGATCAAGTCTGTTGGCGACGATTTGATTTTCTCTTGCGTCGGGACTTTTGCGAAAACCAAGTTTAAGCGTTCAGAATCGGATAGTCACATGGATTTCATTGTGAAACCGGACCCATCGGTGATCGTCCAGGGCGAATTCTCGGTGAAGAGTCTCAACAATTTTATCAAATGCACACCCTTGTGCAGCCACTTGGAAATGTATTTGGGCAATGATTTGCCGTTGATTGTTAAGTACGACGTGGCGTCTCTTGGGGAGATTAAACTGTGTTTAGCTCCTTTGCCGCCCAATTAAAGGAAACCTACGGTTTCCTTTTGATCCTTCCCTTTTCTTTTGGTATGCCTTTTGATCCTTCCCTTTAAAGGAAACCTACGGTTTCCTTTTGATCCTTCCCTTTTCTTTTGGTATGCCTTTTGATCCTTCCCTTTAAAGGAAACTACGGTAAGGCGGTAAGGATGCCTATGGCATCCAGCTGTTAGCACCCTCTGGGTGCTTTACACGCCACAAGGTGCGTCGCGCATGCGCGCTCCGAAGCCGTTCATTCCTTTTGATCCTTCCTTTTTTTTTGGTTTAATGTAGAATCGTTTAATGCGGTGCGTCGCTTTATCCGAAGCTGTTCATTCCTTTTTCCCATGTTGGTATGCCTCAACCGCCAAATAAATAAACATTTTTTTAATATTATATAATAATATATAATATGAAATTTGAAAAAAGAACGATTATTATCATAATTGTCGCAGTTTTATCTTTAACTTGGTATTTATTACATAATTTTGATGTTATAGAAGGTGCGCAAAGTGCATCTTCCGTCGAAACAAAACTCAAAATAATCAGCGACGCATTAAATAACGATAAATTTAAAAAACCCACCAACGATCCAGTTACTCTAAGTGAAAAACTCAATTTATTTATACAACGACGAGATTTGTTAACCGAATTTCTGAAAGCCCCACAATTCGTTAACCCCAAGGGCAAAAAAATCACTGACATGAAGGCTGCCTACGAAAAATTGCTCAAAGAGACAAACGATGCGATCCCGCCACTAACAACTGAGCGAAATAACGCACAAGCTGCATTGGATGCCTCGAGAAAAAAGAAAAAATAAATCAGTTTAAAATTCAGGTGCGTGTTTTTTAAAGAGACACCCATCTTTAGGTAGACTCGGGATATCGCGGATAATATCCGGGTCTTGAAAATTGCAAGTATCCATCCAGATTTTTATAACTGAAAATCGTTTCTTCGGGGAAACTGTGATGCCATTTACATGAGATTCGTATTTAGCACCAGTAGTCAAAGAATTCCCCGCCATCGCACACATCAGTGACCGCCACGCAACCGCGATCTCATTGTTCGGGACTCGATATGAAAAACAGCCACCGTCGCGGTTTTTTACATCCTCCCATGTAGGGCTAATTCCAGTCTTCATGCAGAAAAACATGCAGTTGTACAACAAGTACTCGGGAATCGCTCGGTTCAATGCGTTCACATGTTCAACCGTGTCGATGTCATGCATGATTGTCTTATAACTGTCAGGAGTCCAACTGTTGTCGGTTTGTAAGTGATAATACAAACTCCATTTACAAGCCAAAGGATGTAGCGTGGCCATTCTATATTGATTACTAATATAATATATTTTATATCAATTTCGTATAAAATATAATTTTTTAATGACAAAGGAAAGAAAGGAAACCTAAGGTATTCAGCGAAGCTTCCGCCGTTTAATCCTTCCTCTCAATAAGGTGCTTTCCGATATGGTGCGTCGCTACGCACCGACAGAAGGTGCTCCGATATTGGCTTATGCCTTTATTTCATACGACGCGTTGTCGTCAAACACCAAGTATTGGTTCGATCGGAGAACGTGCTTTTTGATTTTGTCGTCCATAATGTGTAGCTCATAATCATCGTCAAAGTGATATGATGATGAACTGCACTGATAATTCAACAATCTGCAAACAAAGGTTTTGCTAAAAACCGCATTGCCGTTTCGAATATACGACGCGTCCAAAGTCAATTTTACACACTCACTCATCTTTGGATGCATATACAAAATGTTCAAAAATCGAGTCTTATTCTCAGGTGCAAATTCGGGTGCGCATTTGCCGACTTTCGATAACCTGTAACCGTCGCACTTTTTCAAATACAATGTGTGGTCGACAGGATCCGAAAAAACAAAGAACTCGTTGTCGACACCATATTCGTAGTGCTCTATCAATTTATTTGACTCTACATAGGCGCTACAATTCCATTTATCGAGTGGTGGCTCGGTCTTGATTGTTATAGGTTTCAACTTTAATCCATATGGCTTAAGTCTATCCTCGATAATCACAGCAAAATAATTATATGTCCACAACAAGGAAAACAAAATGTTTACAAAAACAGTGGCGGTTCCTTCAAAAATAGTGCGTAAGTTCATTTTTTAATTTTTGTAAGAGTTTAATGTTTAAATATATTTTTGCAAATCAAATGTTTCAAAATTAAGGCCGAGCTCTCCTGTTTCAGGTAGTTTCCGCTTATTTCTATGACACGAACAACACTCGATAATTCCTTCATCATGAAAATACCGACGTGTATGTTTCCAATCGATTTTTCGACAAACGTGACAAAGAATCGCGTTCGGATGATACATCGAGTATTCGTACAAATCTTTGATCGTGATGTGGTCGAGTTGGATTCCAAACGTGTTTTTTAGAACAAACATAGCCTCGGTTATAACCATCTCTTGTGGGTCGATCATGAACTCGAACAGTTCGGCGATCTGTTTTTCGTAAAGCTCGGGATTATCGTAGGCCATCTCAACATGTGGGAAAAATTCATGCGTTGAATCGATCGTGCAACTCTTCGACGCGACCATTTTTGAATAGCAAAAGGCCAATTCTTCGCGCGAGTTGTGACGTAGAAAGTGTTGGAAATCATAAATCGCATTCTTTTTTTTTAATAAATCTTTGTGTAATTTGTCAAGAGGGATCTCGGTTTGTGGTAACCATGAACTTTCGGTATTGCTACCATTGTTATAATAATGGGTCAACATATTTTTGTTTTTTTTATGAAAATCTATTTGTATAAATCGATAAATTTGTCGCGTATATTGGCTGCACTATTTGCTTGTATATTATGAATCATGAAAACCCCACAAAAGTTCATCACATACGTAAACAAATTGTCTTCATATTCGTCGATACCTACGGAGTGATCGTTTAGGAATTTGATATATAATTCGTCAACAACAAGGTCGTCAACGATTTTGGTTAATGCCGCGTCCAGCTCAAATCCATTTTGCTTGCACAAATTGTAAAAACGAGAATTAACAGTGTTGGTGTAGTTACTGCATACATTGATGGATGGGTCACATGCAAATCTGCAGAAGATGTCTTTTAAAAATATGATGATTTTGAGTTTATTTAGCATGGATTTAATTTATGACTAAAAAATAAATTATATGATTATTATATAATGCCAAGAAAAACACATAAGAGACAGAGGAAACAAAACGGAGGATTAGGATATGATTATATATCTAGCAAAACCGAAATTTTGCGAAAGGTTGTAGGTCTTGATGATGAAGTTATAAAATCTGATAACATCGAATATCTAATTACTAAGGACGGTTTTGAAAATTCTATGAAAGGCTCATTATTCGGGTTTATTACGCCGGCCACTGAAACAATTCGTACTCAATTAATAGAATACATAACCGTTTTGTATACAATAATTGTAGGCGTTAAAGGAGGACCTGCATTAACTACATATTTTCAACAGAATTTGCATTTTCCCAACCCGACAGAGTGGAGTGCAAGAGAGATAGAGTTTGGAAAAATACGTGGTACTGTTCTTGTTGAAGACGGTAAACCACAAAATCTAGACAAGACAGGATGGTTTCAAAGATTTATCGATAATTACAAACTTGCGACAGACCTGTATGAATCAGTTCGTTCAAACGAAGAACAGAGTGAACTTATTAAGAGAGAGAAAGTAATGGAGGCTGATGATGACAGTTTGCCAGGCATTGCAGTAGTAAACGACAATGTAGACTATAAACCAACATCAAATCCAGAAGGTAATAAAACTGACACTGCAACGCCAAGAGACCAATTGAATACAAATAGTCCATATAATAGTATATTTGGAGGTAAAAGAAAACAAAAATCAAATAAACATCGTAGAAAATCAAATCGTAGAAAATCAAATCGTCGTTAAATTAAATTGTTATTCGTATACAGATAAATTTATATATTTATTTAGTGGCCATATTATCTAAGCGTTGAACAAAACGCTTTGACTTGTTGTTGCAACTTGTATTCATTCGACTGGATTGGCCATTTCATCAACCATTTTTCGGATTTCCCTGTGTAATAATCGAATGCGTCTTGGCTCGCGGTTCTTTCTGATTGCGTGGTCCCTATAAATGGGTTGACAGGTTTTTGGATAGCAAGGCAATTATTGCACAATCCCATGAAATCACTCGTTAATAGAACTTCTTTCTCACATGTCGTGCAGTTGGTTATATGTAGAGTATTGTTGAGGGCAAGAAGGCTTCTCGTCGGACTCCTACATCGGTCTGATAAATACGAGATCTTACAAGTTTCGCAAAATTTATCGAAATTAGTTCCAGTACAATGAGCGCAAGTTGTTGTTTGTATAAGGTCGAAATCTTCACCGTCGAAATCTTCACAGTCGAAATCTTCACCGTCGAAATCTTCACAGTCGAAATCTTCACCGTCCATTTTGTATGCTTTTTTTTGTAATAAGAAAAAAAAGTGATGTTTTTTGTGATCGTAAAATAAATTGAAGGATTTTTTTATGATGTTTTACGAAATGGATCGTAAAATAAATTGAAGGATTTTTTTATGATGTTTTACGAAATGGATCGTAAAATAAATTGAAGGATTTTTTTATGATGTTTTACGAAATTGATCGTAAAAAAATTGAAGGATTTTTTTATGATGTTTTACGAAATTGATTTAACCAAAAATAATAGGATCCTAACAAAAAATTTTTTACGGAACAATATATATATAATACACAATATGGACACATTATGCGAACCTGCACAAATATTTACACTTATTGCTGGTATAGACCTCTTACTAATTTCACTTTTTCCTAAGGAAGATAGACCAATATCAATACGATTAAAAATATTCATTTTGGCCATTATACTAATCATTGGTTGGACAACTGTTGTCAATTATTCGTGCATACATGCAGACAACTATGTGGCATGGGGGCTTGTTCTACTACCTGCAATGTATATGTTGTTTAGGTGGAGAAGATAATCATAAAAAAAATCAGATTTTATAATTTTTTTGAGAAAAATTATAAAAATTACAAATTACAAATTACAAATTACAAATTACAAATTACAAATTAAAAAAATTAAATAAAAATGGAGTATCAGATACTTGTGTTAGCGTTTGTAGTGGTTGCCATGATAAACAGCGTTCATGTTATCCAAGAGGGTCGTGAGGGCATTTATTACAAAAATGGCGCACTAATTGATCAAACAACAAGACCCGGAATTCATTTCAAAATGCCCTTTGTAACTAAACACGAAGAGGTTGTGTATACGGTACAAACCGATAGTGTAACGAGCGTGCCTTGTGGAACAGCAAGTGGTGTCTTGATCAACTTTGCAAAAATCGAAGTCGTAAATCGCCTCGATCGATCCCAACTATTGAGCACTATTAAAAACTACACTGTCAACTACGACAAGACGTGGATATACGATAAAATTCATCACGAAGTCAACCAATTCTGCAGCAAAAACACATTGCAAGAGGTTTACATCACTAAATTCGACACACTTGATGACCACTTAGCCGAGCAGTTGCGAGTCGATTTGAACCGCTGGGCGCCCGGAATCGAAATCATCAGTGTTCGCGTTACTAAACCCGTGGTCCCTGCGCACATTCTTCAAAAGTTTGAAGAAGTCGAGTCGGAGGCAACCAAACTGCAAATTGCCACCAACAAACAGTTGGTTGAAAAGAAACAATCCGAAACGAAAGAGGTTCAGGCCACTATTTTGGCTCGACAGTTGTCGAAGGTTGCTGCGATTGAGAACGAACAGGCAATTCAAAAGAAACAGTCCGAGTTCACTATCCAAGAAATCGAAAATTTACGCCACAGGTCCATCGCCGACACCCAGTTTTACGAGAATCAAAAGCAGGCCGAGGGGAACAAGATTTTGTTGACAGAAGAGTTTTTAAAGCACGAGCAAATCAAGGCACTGGGCTCCATTTCTAAAATTTATTTTGGTGAAAATATCCCCGATGTTTTGGTCGAGTCGTCGAGTACAGATGCCAAAACTGCGGCAGTGAGTTCTGACGTCATCAAATCGATTGTTGTTCCCAAAGAGACATGCGTTGACTGCAAATAAAGGAAACCTACGGTTTCCTTTAAATCCTTCCCTTTTATTTGTATACTTTTTATTCAAATATAACCCATCTTTAAATTTTTAAGCAAATGATTTTTTTTTATTTGTTATTCACAAGTCAACTCCATTATTTTTTCATTCAAATTGTTACAATACGCAATAAACTGTTCTTTTTCGTATTTCTCTTTTTCAAAAAGGGATTCTAGTTCTTTATTACGATTCAGCAAATCAACATGTTTTGCACACAAACTCGTATCAAACAGTTTGTAATAATCCGCGACGAATTCATTGAATTCCGCTTTGTATTTGTTATAATTCCGCTGCAGTTGTTCCAGTTCTTTTTGGTAATTATTGTTTTCTTCATTCAATCTATACAAAATATATCGATATCTATTATTCACAGTATGGAAGGTTTCTTTCTTATACTCTTTTACAAAAGCCTCAAAGTTGCAAACACACTTTTCAAGATCATATTCGAGACCGAGTGCGGGAAGGCTGATGACAAATGTTTCTGTGAACTTTTTCAGCGTCCCTAAATTTTGTTTCAACATCTCGATTTCCAAAGGCGTGAACGGGTGGCTGCTTATGACTTTATCAGACAGTCTTTTTTTGTCGTGATCGTTTTGATATCGGACAAATTGCGTCATGACGATATTTCCTTCGTTCAAAAACAGTTTCAAAGATTTATAAAAAGGGTTTGGGTTTGTTGGTGTCCAATCACTAAGTGTGATTTCAAGTAACACCTGCATTATGTTGTAAAACATAGTAAAATTTTTTTTAATATATTTTTAAACCTTTTGTTATATAAACTAAAATGTAAAACTGTCGCTATAAGGTACGTCGCGCATGCGCGCTCCGATCTTAAAAAGGGAAGGATTTAAAGGAAACCGTAGGTTTCCTTTATTAGATATCCAACGACACTACATTCTTATCCGAACCCTTTCTTCTACGGCTCGAAGACCTCGGGACATCACCGTTCAAGTCTTTCAACGATGACACACTCACCATCGAGTCGTTGTCTCTGTTCTCTTGAATATTCACAGTCTTGGGCTTCAATCCGCTCAAAATCGAGTCCAAATTGGCATTCTTCGGACCCGACATTTCACTGCGTGGCGGTCTTCCACCATACGAGTTGGGGTTTTCAAACTTGTTGTTCAAATCGACTCCTGCTTCATTGAACATAACACCGCGTCCTGCATTGATGTCCGGTCTGCTCGACTGTTGTTCAGTAAACACCATGCCTGGTCTTTGGGGTGCAGGTGCGGTTCTCGGGTCTTGTGCCTTCGGTGGCACCCCCATCTTGCGATCAGGCTCGGGATTCACCAAGTTATTCGCAAATGCGAATCCAGGACTCTGCTGCGCCATCGAATTCACAGTCGCATTCGTGAACATTTTCATCAGATCAGGGCTCTGACGAATAACGTCGTTAAACCCAGGGGTCGCCGTCGACAAGGCCTTGTTGGTGAAGTTCACCACCGCGGCACTGAACCCAAGACGCATCAACAAGGCAATCTCGGGGCTCAACTTGCCACCCTTGTACTTTTCATACAACTCGCCGAAAATCTCGTCATAACTGTCAATATCATCATTCACTTGTTCCCCCCATCCATCGAGGTTGATATCGAAGGGATTAAAGGCCGCGTTTGCATACTCGACTGTGTTTACGAATGTCATGAACCACCATCCATAGAGTTTCTTGCTCTCGCCTCTTTTTTTGTCTTCCAAAGCGGTCTCGTACTCGTCCTCGATTTCCTCGTAAGGAGTATCATTGTTGAACATGGAACTCGAACTCACGAAGCCCTTGGTTCGCCACTCTTCAAGGCGCTTGATCATCAGCTTCTTCTTTCGCAATTTGTCTCGGTCGGACATGTTGCTTCGAATAGGTTCGCGTGTATCTGGTAAATCGTTGAATTTCATGAAACCATCGGATGACTTGGTAATGCCTGCACTTGTATCTTTGGTAGCTTGTCCAACATTGCTTTTGGAGTCATCGGTCCCGTTGGATCCACCGAGTCCAAAAAATGACGATAATCCACTGAGAATTTTAGTGTCTCCAGATGGCGCTTGCGATGACGAAGCCGAAGCCGAAGCCGAAGCCGAAGCCGAAGCCGAAGCCCCTGACACATTATTGAGTTCCAATTCGAGCGAATCTAAATCGCCTAAACTAATGTTCGAACTCTGATGAGCCGTTTTTTTACTATTGTTCATCAATAGTTCAGCACCACTTCCAAAATTCTTAGTGCCATTGTCAAAGTCAAATGAGATCGGTTCAAGATTATTTATGTCCAAGTCGAAAGTTTCCATGGTAGTAATATTATTATCACACAAACTTTATTTTTAAATCATCCGAATAGTTTATTATATTTTGTTTTTTCAAAAAGTAGATTCCCTGTAAAAAACAATCTGCCAAGTCGTCCTTTTTTATTGAAGCATCTATCACAGCCTTGTATGGCGTTAGAGCAGGGTTTGCGTCCAAAAATAGGTTACAAAATCGGATGCCGTCTTTTTTATGATCGATATAGTTTGTACTATTGTTTGTTGCTAAACCCTTTAGTTTACCTCCTGACGAAATAAAATCAATCTGGAGGTTGTCAGATCGCATGATAAAATACTGGGCAACCATTCCTTGGATTGTGTTCATTCGACCAGCGATAGGCGATATTTGATTCTCTAAAATCACATTTGTAAGCTTATCCATATAGGGCTGAAACTTTTCGTCAAAGTGCGTCTTGATTCTTTTTCCAATATCGACCAAATGGATTTGATTCGCGTTGGTTTTCTTCGGTTTTGGCACGGGTTGGAGCGTGCACTTCTCGAAATGCGTCTGCACCTTTTGCAGCAGATCTGTGCGTTTGTCTTTTGGCTCGACTGCGATATAGTGTCTCGTGCAAAATTGGGTCAGCTCGTCCACTTTAAGTTTGCGAATGGAAGGCATCGACGTCTCTTTACTCGGAAACAGTTTTCCAGAATTTTTGGCGTGAACATTGCAATAATAATTGGTTCCTAAAAAGAAAGCGGATTTCTTTCCACAAGTGCCCGACTTGGCCTTTTCGCAATTGCATAGCGGCCCAGCTGAAAGCGTTGGTTCAGACGTTGACGACAAATTGATCACGCCCCAGTCTCTCAATAAAATCGAATTCATTGAGGGGTCTCTGTGGAACACACAGTATGCCAAATTTTTGATTCCAATATCGAAACTGATTGTTGTGGACATATTTATATATTTATATAAAGGAAACCAAGGTTATCTTTAAATCCTTAAAGGAAACCAAGGTTTCCTTTTAATCCTTCCTTTTATTTTTATAAGAAAGGGAAGGATCATAAGGAGTAAGCGATCGGAGCGTAGCGACGCACCTTATAGCGGGATCCGTAGGTTTCCTTAAAAGGGAAGGATCAATCAGCCCGCCGGGCTGCGCCCTTAGGGAACCGTAGGTTTCCTTAAAAGGGAGGGATCATAAGGGAACCGTAGGTTCCCTTAATAGAT